GTGTTGTGCACAGCGGGGGGGGAGACAGCGGGGGGAGGGGGGGAGCCGCCGCGGGCGGGGTCTGGCCCTCATCAGAGCCGTAACGCTTCTCGATAGACTCGAAAAACGCCAGCTCGGCAGGGGTCATCTTGGACTTGTCGATTTTCATGGTATCGTCTCCTTCCGGCTCATCGCCGTTGTTTTTGGCCGCAGTGTCCTTGGGTACGGGGGTATCCCCAGAGTGATTGTGCTTCTCAATCTGTTCGTTAATGGCATCCACAGCAGCCTTTGCAAGAGCAACGGTTGCATCATCCACAGGGATATTCTTCAGCACGACATTGGCTACCTTGCCAGCGGACCACTGCTCTGCAAAGTTCTTTGCGGCCGCATTGAACTCGTCAAGGCTTTCCAACATCGCGGTTTTGGTCGCATCCCCATCCAGCTCGTTATCGTTCAGGATGGAACAGATAGACTGATTGAGTGCAAAGCATACATCCCAGACCTCATCGCACACCCGGCGGTTTTTCATCTCGCCGTATGCCTCGGTAAACCCGACAGAGTTTTTCTGCACATCCTGCTCAGCACTTACCGGCTCCTGCGCCACGCCAAACATCTTCGCAAGGCCAGAAGAAAGCCGCTTGAAGAATCCAGTGCCCTCAGAGCTATCAGCTCCGGCACCGGGTTCAGCAGCGGCATCGTCTTTTCGTTTGAAGAGCTTGATAAAAGCGTCCGGGTTTGCGCCCTCATCTACAAAGTCAACATTCGTGACTTTCAGATGCTTCAGTTTTGTTGCCACGTTCATCCTCCTTTCTATCAGGGTGAATATAATTACAGCCGGGAGCTTTCACCCTCGGCTGGAATTATCATTGCTGTTCGACTTCCACGCGCTCAGCTTCTCCCTCAATAGAGAACATGGTGTACTCGCCGCTCTTGACCTTCTCCCACACATCTTTGTCGGTGACATGGAATCCAATCCACCAGCCAACGGGAAGGGTGCCAGGTTCGAGGCCCAGAGCCTTCTGCTTTTCTTCGGTGAAAACGCAGCTTTCCACCAGCACGGCAACATCTCCTCGCTCGTGCATCTCGCCGCCTTCACGGTATAGCTCCACGAAACGGTAGGCAGCATTTTCGAGGTCTGCCGGGTCGATCATATCTTCCTGCCAGTCCTCAATCTGCTCGCCATCCACACGGATGGCCACGCTCGCCCAGCCAAAAGCCAGCATCCGTTCATCATCTCTTTTGGCGATGCGGAGGCCGTGCTTTTTCTTCACGCCGCCTTCAGCAGGGGGCGTATCAGGGGGCGGCGTGGCCGCGATAAGTTCATTGAATGCAATCATCGGTTTCCTTTCTGCCAGTAGTCGGCTGGCTGTTCGACATATTCAACAGTACACCCGCAGCGAGGATGCGCCGGGGGCAGCATTTTCTGCCCGGCAAACAGGAGCCTGCCGGTATAGCTAAAGGAATCATCCATGCCGATTTCCATGCCATCCAGAGCTTCGCAAGTTTCGCACACAGCGTCATCTCCAGATGTGCACCAAACCTTTATCATGGGGCCGAGAAGCCCGTCATGCTGTGCCTGCCGAATTCCAAGGTCTGCGCCTTGGTTGAAGGAAAAGGCAAGCTCGGTCTGCGCAATGGTGGCAGCTCTGTACTTATGGGCCTTCTCAGCATACCGGGAGGCAGATTCGAGAGCTTTCGCTCTGGCTGCCTCAGCTTTCATTCGGGGGTGGTTGTCCTTGATGGAGGTCAGCACGGTTTCGTAATATCTCACAGTAGCGGCAGACTGCTGTGCAGTCAGACCAATACATGGGCGAATCAGGCGGGCCAGCTCATCAACGGTGTGTCCCTCGGTCATCTTCTGTGCCAGCAGAGCACGTATTGCTTCCCGCTGTACCTCAGAACTCCGGGTAACGAAAGAGGCTCCGCGGCTGGCAATCCATTGCGCTGCGCCGGGGGCCTCAGTTTCAAAATAGAATTTATCGAGCTGCAGGAGGGCAGGCTGTGCCATGGCTCCAGCCGAAAGAGCTTTCATCCAGATAGCGGAAAACTCCTTGTCAACGAACGTGGAATAGTCCTGTGTGAACTCCATGAACACATCTTCGTCCAGCTCTCCCCTCAGGACAGCTTGCCGTATCTCTTTGTAAGAGAGGGCTTGCTTTTGGTCATCCCAGAGGCGGCAGAGCTTTTTGATGGGTTCGCCCTGCTCGTCAACGAGGTACTTTTCCAGCTTCTTCAGCACCGCGCTCTTTTTCTTGCTGCGCCGTGGGCGGGCCTTCCAGACCTCACCGGGATGCGGAATCCTTACCAGCATTCGCAACCCTCCCCAGACGCTTTTTTGCGGCCTCGATAGCTGCTTCGTCATCTTCCAGAGCATCGCTCTGCCCGGCGGCGGTCTTGGGCGGCTCAGGTTCAGGGTTGAGCCTGCGGCCATCCAGCAGCCTTGCCTCAGCAGGCACGGTGTCAGTGGTGCGCTTGGGCAGTCCACCGGTCTGACGCACAAACTCTTCCAGAGCTTCATCGGGGATAAGGACACCCACGCCCACCATATCTTTGATGTAGGTGGACAGCTCTTTCATGTCTACGTCCTGAATGTCTCCATGGGTCATCTTCGGATAGTCCGTGATGCCGGAGAACTTCTCGCCATTGATGTCAATCAGGCCCGGAATACCGTGCGCGTTGAACTCTTCGCAGATGATGTCCAGATAAGCACCAATAGCCATTGCAAACAGGTTGGTCTTGTCGCTGCTCAAAGCAAAAGAGCCGACCTTTTCATGGCCCAGCTGAATGAAGTCAGCAAGGACAGTCTGGCTGATTTTGGTGTCATATCTCTCGATGATGGCGTTGGTATCAAACTGCCGGGAGCCGCCGGTGCTCATCAGCTCAAAGGAGTATCCGAATGGCAGCACAACGCCCTCGCTCTCATCCCGGCGAACATTCTTCACCATGCCTTCCAGCCCGGTGCGCAGCTTGACCATATCTGGGTCGTCAGTATCCCAAGGGTTTACACCTTCCGGGGTGGTGATAACAGGCAGGCCAGCAAGGTCACGCTCAATGCCGATGCCCTCTATCTCCTGAATACGCCGCTTAAAATACCAAGAGTGGTATGCGGTACGCAGGATAGAGCGGCCCTCAGGGTTGTCCTTGCGGCTCCGGGTACGGAACAGCAGGCACTTTTCGATGGGAATAGTAATCAGGCCAAAATCCGGCGGCGGCATCTGCGTCATGCCGGTGAGGTTGTCTTGGTCGTCATACTCCCACTGGTAAAGGGTTTCTTGGGAACGGATGGGCAGTTTGGCCCAGCCGATGAGACCATCAGAGAATTTGGAGTTGGTGCGCTTATCTTTCGTTCGGCCCATGCGCCGTTTATAGACGATCTCGTGCAAGCTCCAGCCATACGTGAGGAAAGACAGGATTTCGGAGATGGTGTCCGTCCACGTCATGTCCATATCTTCCATACAGCTCTGCACGAACTCAGCAGCTTCTCTGTCCTTGGCCGTGCTGCCGCCCGGCTCCACACTCCAGCTGGCCTGACGCACAAGCATCTCAACAGCAAAGAGGATTGCACCAACGGTTTCGTCATTGTTAGACATCTCGGTGAAAACCTCAGCACCTTTGCGGCCTCTCAGTTCGGAAAGAAACTCCTCGTAGAAGATACCGCCGTATCTGCGCTGGCCAATACGACCCAGCTCCTCAGAACCTTTGCTCATAGCGGTTCGCCTCCTTTCTCGTTATTTGTTTTTCCAGTAGCTGGCCTTTTGCAGCCCGCCGGAAGTAGGGGGCGCGGCAGCCACCGCGCTGCTCTCCAGCTCGGCAAAAGCGGAAGAGCCTGCATCGACCATATCTTTGAATTTGGATTCGGGAAAGCTCTCCAGCTCCGAGAAGTACATCTCGTTCCAGTCGGCCAGCAGGACATCGACATTGCCATGTTGCCACTGGGCGGCAAAAGGCTCAGCTCGAACCTCCTTGCTGCCAGATTCGGCAATGGTCTTGACGGGGAACCCGGCCAGCATCTTCACGAAGCTCTGGGCCTGCGCTTTACCAGCCTGTCCGGGGTCTTTCGGCAGCCTCTCCACAACGCGCTTGTGAGTTTTCTTATCCATCTGGGCGGTCTGTTTGATGTGGGTGCGGACATCATCAGCAGACAACCGCTGGTTGGTGACGTTCGCCACAATATAGCGGCCATTACGCCGCTTGCCCAGCAGAACGCTGGCAGTATAGGCAGGCTCTCCGTTCTCGTCCTCAGCAGTGGCGGCCAAATCCCAGCCACGCGCCCATGCGATAACGTCTTTTGGCAGCTCATCCAGCAGGGTGATCTGACTGCGCTTGAAGTAGAGGCCCGCTGCCGCCTTGATCTTCCAGTTGCCGTTGAGCAGTCTTTCTCGTTCAACTTCCAGCAGGGCGTTCAGGTTGGCGATATATCCGGGGTCGCTCTCCATCAGCACTTTGTTGTCTTGCAGGCGGGAGGCTATAAAGGTCACGCTTTTGCACTGCTCAGGGGTAACGCCGTGCTCTTTCTCCAGTTCCTCCACGCTCCCCGCAAAGTATATGGTGTCATTCAGGACGCACATATACCGCACCTGTCCGCTGCGCTCAGGGATGGGATAGCCGGTGTTTTGGTCAATCCACCAAGATATAAAATCGGCCACCCAGCTATCCGCATCGGGATTGCAGGTGGCTCGAACATAAGGCCGGATACCGCAAGTGGAGCGGTTACGGCTCAGCATATAGAGGAACTGTTTGCGGCTAAAATGTGTCAGCTCATCAAAGCCAAGGTAACAAATTTCTGTGCCCTGCCAGCCCTTCAAGTCATCATCGTTCGTGATGTGGGCAAAATTCAGGCGGGCACCGCTACTAAATGTCCAATGCAGCTTCGGGGTCATGCCAGGCGCTGCATCAGGCACAAGGTCGTAAATTTTATGGCTGGCATCCCAAAGGCCGCCCTGGGCTGTTATCTGTGTGTAGGAATGGCGGAAGATAACGCCGCCAAACCCTTTTACACTCCTGTGCCGCAGTCCCTCCAGCAGCAGGGCATACGTCTTGCCGCCTCCAGCAGCTCCTCCGTAAATAACAATATCGGCTTTCGAGGCCATGAACATGGTTTGTGGGCCAGCTTGCGGGCCGATGGTTGCTGCCTCTCTCTTATCCCGCCCATTGTCAGGGATACAGATTGGCATATATTCCACGGTGAAGTCTGGCTCATCTTCTTGCCCGGCGGCTCCAACGCCAATTTGACCAGTCAGCTCGGCCAGAAGGCGAACGGAAGAATTGTCGCCATCTATAAGGGCTTTCTGCATCAGCTTCGCTACAACGGCCGCGCCATACGTTTTGTCGCTTTCTTCAATCCCTAACGACGAAAGGCTCTGGCTCAAAGTCTTGCTCGTGACATGCGATTCCATGAGCTGTTTTGCCAGCTCTTTCATGTTCTTTTTGGCTCGTTTTGCCTCCCCAGATGCAATTCCGGCCCTTCTCGCAGCCTCAGACCGCTCTTCGGGCGTTTTTCGGGCGTTCAGTGCTTCCGGGGTGATAAGGTTCTTTTCGTTGGCCACTTCACCACCTTCCTCTCATTTTCAGGGCAGAGAAGTCAGATGAAGCAGGCATCTTTCCGGCCAGCAAGCAGCATCTCGTGGACATACATATTCGGGCCCGTCATGCGGCAAGGAATATCACACCCGGCCATGTCGGTTGCAGCTCGGTTCTTCTTCTCCAAAATATCAGGGTCGAGGATGTGGCCGATAATCTGATACGGCTTGTGGCAGCAGTACATAACCTCGCCGCGCTCATTCAGGGCGATTTGCGCCCACGATGCAGTGCAGGAATCTTCCTGACGGTCCAGCAGCTCCCACTTGAAATTGAGCACCACCCGGCTGTCATTCGCTGCCAGCTCTTTCACGGCCTCCATCGTCCTTGCGGCCTGCTCTTTCGCCGTGTCCAGAGCATAGGCTTTCCCGCCAGTGCTTTCGATAGGTCGGAACGCAATATAATCCACAAGAAGGTCGCAATTGGCCTCGTAGAAACGCATAACGTCATCAGGAGAGGTAACAACACACTGAATGCCCAAAGACGTTCTGGGGCTGTGCTGGCGCTTCCACACTGCGTAGTCCTGAATATTCTTCACGGCAACAGCATACTTTCGCACACCGCGGCGGTGCTCGTAGCTATCTTCGTCCCATCCATCAAGGCTGACTTTCAGGTAGTCAGGTCTGGGCAGCCTCAGCACGTTGAAATTCGTGTTGATGCCATAATGCAGTCCCTTTTCGTCCAGCCATTCGGTGATGCGGTCAAAATCAGGGGTGAGCGTAGGCTCTCCGCCTCCGGTCAAGATGAAGCCCTCCACGCCCATTTCCATCAGGCGGGTGGCATACTTGTGGAATGCCTTGAAGCTCATAGCTCTTGCGCCGGGGTCAAGCTCCCATCTACCGTATGTGCAGTAGGGGCAGCGGTTATTGCAAAAGTTGTTCAGGAATATATCTGCCGTAATAGGCTTATGCTCTCCCACGATGCGGTCAAGGTGGGCGAGCATCTTATTTCCCATGATGTTCATCATCGTTTCGTTCCTTTCGATATTTTTCGTTCATGATTTTCGGTACGCATAAATCCCAATCAACCCTAGAGTGAATCCGGTTGTATTTGGAATACATCATATAAATTTTCACGGCAGACGGCATAGACAAAACAGAATAAAAAGATTTCAGATACGTCCCGCTCTCTTTGTAGGCATCAGTCATACCTCCTTTGAGAGTTTGCGTCTGAATCTGAATTATTTGGCAAGCAGTAAACGTCATAAAAAGTACGCCTCTACTGCCAAGAGTGGTATAAGTCGTAATATCTTCGTTCATGGTCCCGCGAAACTCTATCGGTCTATCAGTCCGGCAGAACATACTATTCATGCACTTTCTGATAATTCCGGCACGGAAGCGAGGACTTTGTGCGCCACCGATCATATCGCCGCCCTGCGCAAGAGCAACAATTGCGGCTCCAGACGTATCGAGGAAGGTAAGCATCGCCTCAAACAGACCGTCCAGAGCTTTTCCCTTGAGTTCGATTCCTCTCAGCTTGCCACCATCAATATACCTGTACATAATGGTCGTGTAGTCATCATCCAACATCAGGAAGTACTTGAGGCCCAGCTCTTTGGCGATTCGGAAGCTCTCGTTTCTGGCATACAAGATAGCCCGGTGTTCGTTCAGGTTGTCCATCGTGTCAGCTCTAGCAACAGCAGCAGCCTTGTCAAACATAATCACATGGTCATCCCCGAAATTTTTGCGGTACTCATCAGCGGTCTTATCTTCATTGTCGATAATCATATACCATCTGCCGGAATATCCCTGCCGTTTCAGGGTTTTCAGCGTAACCACATTACTCGCCCTTCCATGGGTTAAAATGAAAACCGCAAAGTTGTCACGCATTTTCCGATTCCTCTTCTTTATCCACCAACTCTTCTGCAGCTTGAGCAAGGTTTGCGTATCCGTTCGCAATAGCATCGTCTACATCAATGATGACAAGTGCGGACTTTTCCATGAGCTTCTGCATCTCAGGTTTGGCATGGGCGTAATACTCAGCGATATTGCGGTAGTTGAACACCGTGTGCCGTCCAGCAGCTTGCAACAGGAAGCCTTTTTCTTCTGGATTCAGGTCGGCTTCTTCAATTTCAGCCAACAGCTCATCCGTTTTGGATGTATCATACAGATCTGCAAGGCTCGGGCACTCTCCAGTCGGCTCGTACTGCGGGATGTTCGTTTTCATGGTATAGGGATTTTCGCCGACTTCTTTTTCCAGCTCTTCTTCGCTCAGAATGAATCCGAACTGCTCCATGTCGATTCCCGTGATTCCATCCAGCTCTTGAGCCAGCTTCTCATCGTCCCACAGGGCAAGCTCTCCGGTCTTATTGTCTGCCAGCCTGAAAGCATTGACCTGTTCCTCGCTAAGGTCATCAGCTACAACACAGGGCACAGTTTTGAGCTTCAGCTTTTGGGCGGCTTTGTAGCGAGTATGCCCGGCCACGATTACGTTGTTCTTGTCCACAACAATGGGAACCTTAAATCCGAACTCTTTGATAGAGGCGGCAACAGCATCCACAGCATCATCGTTCAGGCGCGGGTTGTTCTCATAGGGATGCAGCTCGGAAAGTTTCAGGCTTACGATGTCCACGGTCAGACCTCCCATATATTTAGAATTTTGGCAAAAATAAAACCCCGCCGTGTGGGCAGGGTCATTGATAATTTTGCGCTAATATGATACAATAAAGCCGTCCGGAGTAGAGTTTCCGGGCGGCTTTTTCGCTTTTCAGGCTCCCCGCTGCTGGCAGGCTTTCAGGGGAGCCTGATTTTTTTACACCTTGATTTTGCTATCGCGGATGATCTGTGCGGCTTCTTCAGGGGTCTTTGCAGTGGCCTCGATGAGCTTTGCCAGATTTTCCAGATACTGATTCAGTTCCGGGGTGGTCATTTCATCCATGTCCTCGCTTCCTTTCTGGATGAACCTTTTGCGGTTCCTCTCTACGCTACTATTATACTGCTTTTTGTGTATTTTGTAAAGCGTTTTTAACGAAATTTTGGCGTATCCATGCACTTTTTAGACCGCATATTTGGCGCGGCAGAATAGAATCGAACTATCAACCGGCGGTTTTGGAGACCGCTGCTCTTCCAATTGAGCTACTGCCGTACAATGGCCGCCTTTCGGAATCGAACCTTCCGTGGCTACTCCCACGAACGCGCTCCACGTTGCGCTAGGGCGCGCATCTGGTGACAATTTGTCACCAGTTCACTGCCCTCACGCGCTCAGCTTGCGCAAGGGCAGCATATAAAAATAGCCGATGGCTGGACTTGAACCAGCACCACAGAGCATCAGCCTCCCGGATGACAGGGGCCGGAAGGAATCAGCTCTGCGTATCGTCAGTGTGACGCGGGTTAAATGCCCGCCGCTCTGCATTGAGCTACAACGGCATATAAACAGCCCGTTCCTGCGGTGGTCAGCTCAGGAGCGGGCTGTTATTTTTGGACACACACGCGGGCGGCTGATAAGTACCGCCTTGGCGTTCCGGGGCCTCCGACTGGTAGAAAGCAAAAGTTTTGGAGGAATCCTAGAGAAGAAAGGTCTCGCCGTGTCAAAAGGAGAAAAGGAACCCAAGAGGTGCGCCGCGTATGGGTACCGCGGCAAGCTCCCGGTGGTTCATGGGGCCATGTGTCCACTTCGGCCTACGGGGTTGGCCGGTTCTGGTGCAGATGGACGGAATCAAACCGCCACAACACGATGCCTGCTGCTGGTGCTGTCATTTCATACATCCACATATAAAGAGCCACCTACACAGCATTGGCCGTTTCAGTGGCGCATGGAACGCGATAAAGGGTAATGGGGAGGGCAGGCCAAACAGCTCGCGCAAGCCATCCAGCCCAGCCGAAGAACCTTCATCACGTCCGGCGCGTTTCCGCATTGCGCGGGTGCGCTTATGTCATTTTAGCACAGCCAGTGTACCGGCGGCAACACGGCGGCACACCGATGGCACACCGGGAGGACATAAAAATTAAAGCTCAGGTTTTGTGCATATTGCGCATTATGCACAGCTCTTTGAGATGTCGGGCCAAATCTCTGCCAGAGCTTCCAGCCCATGCCGGATGCTATCACAGGCAGTAGATTGCGCAACGCCCAGCTCTATGGATACATCCAGATACGTTTTGAGCTTGAAGTTGCCCTGTGCATCTCTGGTTTCGCACTCGATGTAATATGCTCTCAGCGCATCAGCATCCCGCAGGCTGGAGCTGGTCTCGGCATAGACGATGCAGAACGTCCGTGAGATAGCCTCAACACGCAACTTGGTCAGCTCAGACATCATCCGGGACAGCTCCCGGCTTTCTCCATCTACCCTGCACACGGCATCCAGAATCTTGTCCCCATTTCCCGGCGACACGGGCATACCGCTAAAGCTCTGGGTGACTCTGGTAGCAGCATCCAGCTGTCTCTGCACTTTTTCCTTCTGGATGTTCACGGCCTCGGCCATATCACGCAGCTTGCGGAACCACGCTCTGACCTCGGTCACTTCGGCCTGCTTCTCATCATCTCCGGCCTTCCACGCTCTGATCTTATCCATTTTGTTCCTCCCCGTTTTTAGCTTGAAAATAGATTGAAAATAGCTTAACGGTAGCTTGAAGCGGTAAATCTATCCTTCAGCACCTCATACAAAGTTTTGCGGGCTTTTTTCGGCCAGCTTGTCCTTGTCAGTAGCAAACTTGAACTCCATGGGCACAGATTCCGGCGGTTTCTCAATGCTCGCGGCTTTCCCAAACGCCTGCTGGATACTTTCTGCCAGCTTGGTGCCCATATCGTCCAGCATCTCAGGGGTTCCGGCAGCAGTTATCTGAATCTCATAGTCTGGAACTCTGTGCTTGTCATATAAGATGCGCTCCAGCTTTTCCACCCGGCGTTCCAGCTGCCGGATGCGCTTATTCTCTCTCTTGCTCATGGTTTCGGCTCCCTTCAAACGAACTCTTTCGGCGGCAGCTCATACTCTGCGCCGATTTTCTTCCACATGTGCAGGCAGTACGGGTGGATGTTGATGTTCGCACTCTTGGGCGGGTGGAACTGGATAACGCACTCATCTTCACCCCAGAAGATGTCCTTGACCATGCACATTTCCTCCCATGTCGGGCAACGGTTGCTCAGGCTCACGCTAACGTGCTCCCAGCCGCCGCCCCACGAGGCGATGATGGCAACGGCATGAAGTCTATACCGCGGGTGGTGTAGATAGCCCATCAGACCATCAAAGCCCTCTCTAACAACCAGCAGCCGGGGGCTGTTCTTCATCTCCTCAATCGTTCGCATGGTTCAGGCCCTCCAGAAACATCAGCACACCCGGCGCGGCAAAGTGGACGCGGTACGCCTTCAGGTCATCCGGCGTGACATACTTCTTGCCGAACATCTTCTTCATATCGCACCAGACGGGCCACGGAACCCTGTAATAGGCATTTGCTCCAAAAGAGCAAAGGACAAAGGCCACACCGCCAAGAAGCGTTGTGCGGCTCAGGCAGGCTGCCTGCGTGGATGATACGCGGTCAAGCCCCATCTTTCCGCTGTTCGTGTGCTTCGCTTCAAAGGTCACAGCAGTGCCACCAGCCAGAATGCCCTTGTAGTCAGGCTGGGCCTGCTTGGTATAGCAGGCAAGGAAGCGGCCAGAGCGGTCAGCTCCTCCCAGAGGCTTCATCGGCTCAGGGGTCTTTTCGATGTCCGCAATACCCTTGGTGCGGTAATACTCGCAGGCAGAATTGATAAGGCTCTCAAAGCCAGCACCTTCGGCGCGGCTCCGTGCCCCGGTCATGCTCCGGCGCATGGTAGCGGATGTAATAGGTTTACGCATTGCCATTGTCGTTGCCCTCCTCGGCTTCCATCTGCCGCTTCAGTTCAGCGGCATCCACAGTGACATATCGGGTGTGGCTGAGGATATTATCAGCCAGCACCTTGCTTTTTTCGTCCATCGAGTTTTCGAGGATGTTTGCGGCAGCCCTCATGCCGGCCACCACAAAGGGAAGGTCGGAGAAGTCAAACAGCTGAGCAAAGCCGCAAGCCTTGCCCACGATCTCCCCCATAGCTTCTGCCATGATGCGGCTGGCATCAGCATCTCGCCAGGCGGCGATGGCAAAGGCCATCTGCGAATTGTACGGAATCTTCGGTTTTTCTTTCATGTGTTTTAGTCCTCCCACAAAATAGCCTACCCGCACTGCCCACAGAACGTGTTTTCGGCTTCGTCCTGATTGTGCAGATATTCACCAGAGCCGCAGTTCGGACAGCTCAGGATGCTCTTATCACCATCTGGATGCGGGCTGCGCGGAATCCTCAGCAGCAGGGCATCGCGGCCCATCGAGCAGGCGTCCTCGACAACGGCAAGGCTTTCATATCTCTCGCGGCGCCTCGGGTCAAGAATCCCGGTGGCACGTTCAACGGACATCTTCTCACTCATCTTCCGGCCTCCAATACTCCACAAAGTAGACGTACCCAGTCTTGCCGCTGCGCTTCTCTTTGCCCCAGCTGACAGCGTAGCCATTCTGGGCCAGAATCGCGGTCAGGGTGCGGCGGTCATCCACGAGGTTGCAGTCGATTTTGAAATGCTGTGCCATGTGCTCACACCCTTTCCGCTTTCGCTTCTTCATCCCACTTGTCCATCATAGAATCAAGGGCCCGATGCTCCAGACAGCCTGCCAGCACGTTTAGTGCCCGGAACTCCTCTGCGTCCATCTTGCCAGTGCGGTACTGGATGTAAATCTCCCGGCGAGCTGTGTCCAGAGCCTCCAGAACAGCATCGCCATCTTCCCAGTCGGTCAGTGATTCCAGTGTGGCAAGCTGCTTGACAAAATCGGTTTTATCCACGTTTCCACCTCCTCAGTGCCGAAGAAAGCTCTCCGGCAGCTCCAGCCAGTCCCGGACATCGTCCTCGCTCTGTCCACCATCTGCAAAAACATCCAGCACATTGGGCACCAGCCGCCGCGCCATCTCCTCATCGTCCATGTCGCGGATGCAGTCAGCAACGGTGTTCTGGTTGCTCTCGCGGATGGTCAGGCTCAGCTTGACGGTAGAGCCATCGTGCCGCGTCCATGAGCAGATGAGGCTCTGGCCTCCAATCTTCTCCAGCGCGGTCAGCATCGTATCGCGACAGGTCGCAATAATCTTCTCGCTCTCATTCACGTCCATGTTATCGCCACTCCTTCCCGGTGTTTTTGTCCCTCAAAGGGATTCGGCCCAGAATCTCAAATCCTGCAAGGTCGGCCACCTGACGCAGCAGAGGCACAAGGATGCTGATTTGCAGCATGGTCGCAGCATCCTTCTGACGCTCATCTTTGCGTATGTTCTTCATGGCTGCGGCGGGGGTCGGGTCGGCGTAATGCTCAGCATTCCGACCCATATCATTGTCACGGTTCATCGGGTCACGCTCCATTCTCCAACAGGTCAAACAGGGTGGGTGCATCTCGCTCAGCGTCCGCGCTCTCCAGATAGCCCACACCGTCCCGGAAATAATCAGTGTTCAGCTCTACGCCCTTACCACGGCGGCCCATCTTCACGGCCTCATAGGGCACAGTGAACAGTCCTGCAAAGGGGTCAGCTACCAGCTCGCCCTCGTTGGAGTACCGCTCAATCAGCCGCTGCACAATGTCCAGCTGGAGAGGGCAAACATGAAGGTTCTGCCGCCGCTGGCTCTGGGAGGTATTCAGGGTGCGCATCCGCACGATGTCATCCCAGACCGTCATGTCCCAGCTTCCCGGGGCGACAACCATGAAGGTGGAAGGCAACCGCCCGTCTTTATCCAGACTTTCAGCCAGCTTAACGTGCTCGGCGTAAGAATAGACGGTATCACGGCTGAATTTGCGGTAGACCGCCTGCAACTTCGAGGTGGGTATCTTCTCCAGTTCTTCCCGGGTAAAAGGCCGGTCGCCGCTGGAACGCCAGAAAGCGTGGGCATCAATCTGCCACTGTGCGCGGGTGTACTCCTCTTTGGACTTCTTCACGGGCGTATCAGCATAGCCGCGGCTGCGGTCAGTAGGCAGCTTGCGGAACAGCAAGATGTACTCAGGGCAGCCTACGCCCATCTTGGTGCCGTCCTTACACTGCTCCGTCCAGCCGAGTCTGTAGGTCTGATTATTCTCCCGGACAACATCCGTGACTACGGTAATCATCCCAAAGTACGCAAAGCCATGCTTCCGGAAATGGGCAATGCAGTCAGCATGGAACGGCTCAATGGTAGGCGCAGCCAGCCCGGTGACATTGGCGAACTCCACGCGGTCTTTGACATGAATGGCAGCCACGCGGCCCGGCTTCAGAGTCCGCAGCAGCTCAGGGGTGAGGAAGTCCATCTGCTTGAAGAACTCATCATCGTTCGGGTTGTGCCCGAAGTCGTTGTAGGAAGGGCTGTACTCATAGTGGTTACCGAACGGAATAGAGGTCACATACAGGTCGATGCTGTCTGTCGGCCAGCTCCGTACCTCTTCCACGCAGTCGTTGTTGATGGCCATATAATTGTTTCCCTTAACTTCCACACGCTCACATCCTATCGTTCGTTTCAGGGCCTCCAGAGCAAGGCTTCCGAGGCCGTACTCCTTGATGATTTCTTCCATCTTCTCACTCAGCTCATCATACTGCCGCCACTTGCGCTGCAAGGCAAGCAACACCTCTGTTTCGGTGTCCATATACAAGATGTCGATGATGACATGGGCTTTCTGCAAAAATCGGTAGATACGGTGAATGGCTTGGATGAAGTCATTAAACTCGTAGTCCACCCCCATGAAAATTGCTCTGTGACAGAATCTCTGGAAATTGCATCCAGAGCCTGACAGGCTCTTTTTCGTGCCAAAGATACGGGTACGACCTTGCGCAAAATCCATGACGCGCTGCTCGCGGGCCTCCAGCTCCATGCTTCCGTAGATGTCCACCATCTCAGGCACAGCCTTTTTGAGAGCCTTGCGCTCATCTTCGAGGTCGTGCCAGACCACGAAATGCTCATCGGCAGGAGCTTCGGCAATGATACGGGCCACCTCAGCAGCACGGATGTCAATGCTATCCCGCTTCTCTTTGGCAGCATCAGACAGCCCCATTGCAGCATCATGGCCGAGCTTCATCTGGCCGTCAGCCTCAAACTCCGCAGGGCGGTCAAGGCTGTTGAGTTTGTGGTATCGGATGTCCATCGGGGGCAGGGCGTAGCCTTCATCCGAAAAGCCAAGGTCAGAAGGCTTCTGGAGGAATAAGCCCCAGCTTGCACACCAAATCCAGAACTCGCGTTCGCGGCCCGGATAAAGGGTCAGGTTGTTCGCCTTGGTGGAATCCCGCTTGAAAAAACGGGTAAGGGCCTGCCCGGTGTCCATGACCTCCAAAAAGCCTGCATAGTGAATCAGCTCTTTATACCGGTTCGGGGAAGGCGTGGCCGTGTTGGTCAACTTATACTTGACCCCCTTGAACTTCAGCATAAAGCTCTGGTACGTCTTGGAGCCGAAGCTGCGTAGAGTGGCCGCTTCATCCAGAGAAACAGCGGTAAAGCGGTGCGGGTCAATATCGCCGTCCCGGACGCGCTCATAGTTCGTCAGGACAATGGGTGCGCCACTGGCCTCAACCTCGGCCATCGTGCGGCAGTATGGAGGTTCGGCCATCCCCAGCAGATTCACAGCATCTGCCTTGAACTCAGGCAGCACGTTCAGGGGCATCACGATGAGCACCTGTCCACCCTCATGCTTCTGCAGGATGCGGCACCATTCAAGCTGCATGGCGGTCTTTCCCAGACCAAACCGGGCAAAGATACCCCGGCGGCCCCCACGCAGTGCCCACAGGACACTGACGCGCTGGTGGTCTTTCAGCGCAGGGTTGACCTCGGACGGGTCGATCTCAATGCCAGACATGGGCGCGATGTCAATTTTCTGCTCCAGAAACTCGCGGTAATTCATAACGCACACCCCCTTTCTGAGGCTCCAGCTTTGCCCCACAGCAGGGGCAGACATCAACACGGCGCGGCGGCATCCTGTCAACCAGATACCCGGCAGACACGCCCAGAGCTTCCGCAAACTTTCGGATAGCTTCAATGCCAGGCATTATGCCGCCCCTCTCATACAGACTTACGACCTGAAATTCAGTTCCCAGCCTATACGCAAGCTCTTTCTGGCTCAGGCCGGCAGCCACACGGCAGGCTTTCAGCCTCTCGCAGAAAATTCGGTCCATTTTATCATCTCCATTTGGTTTTATTCTGGTTTGTGTTCCTCAAAAATCCCAGTTGGACGGAACGACAAGGCGGCACGCTCCGCCGCACTCTTTGGTGGATGGTCTGTTAAAAGGGCATCCCTGGCAGCCTTTTCCTGCCGCCAAATGGTCGTGGCAAAAGTCCATCAAGTAATGGGCCATATCTTCCGGGCTCATCGCCTCACAGGCATCTTGGTTTGCCTTGCGTAGCAGCTCCATCGCCTTGTCCTGCTCCTGCTGGGATTCGCAGTGAATGGTGATGTCGTAGGTATCATCATAGACAGCCCACTTGCCGTCTTCCCGGCAGAACAGCACCAGCTCCTTTTCGTTGCTCATGTCCACATCTCCCGTGAGTCTTTTTCGACCTGTGCGGATTTTGCTTCGAGATACTCTGCAAACTCTTCCGGGGCCATGCCCTCGTTCTTGAACTCGCCGACCATCTCCCAGTACCTGTCACCAACGCGGATGATCTTCTGCACCTGCTCATCGGTCAGGCCAAGCTCACACCGCAGATTCTGAATCAGGGCACCCCATGTGATGGCAATGCCATCCAGAGCCATGAGAAAGCCGCAGAGCTGATTCTGCCGCACGATCTTCCTCATATTGGTGGTCATCGCCGCTTTTCCTCGCGGCTGGTGGCTTCCGAATTTACCCATCGTTCTTTTCCTCCTGTTATCCCCACTGCTCAGACATAGCTTTCGCAATTCCGGGGAATGTTTTTGCTCGATTTTTAGCGCGGTCGGTGGTAAACATACCCTTGTTTCGTTCATCATGCTTATGTGCATAAGAACCAGACGGGCACCATGTAGCCACAGGCTCCACAATATCAGTTGGGAATAGTGGCGGCAGAGCCTTCAGCCAAAGGCAAGTTTTCTTGCTGTATGGGTGTCCATACTCATACGGCTGCACAGCTTGCGTATACGGTGGCAGACAGAAAACCTTACTCGGCACGGGATTTTCCACGCAGATTCTCGGCACATCTGCCCACCAGAACCGCATAAACAGGTCGCGGCCCTGAATGCCCAACATCACACGGTCAGCTTGAAGCTGGTGCCCTTTCCAAAGATGCCGTGCGCCGGCATTGCTCAGGTATGTGCATGGCGGGTGCGCAATGAGCAAGTCCCAAGCATCAATGTAATGCCCTTTATCATCCATTGTCTCAATTTGCCCCCCCTCAGGGGCAACAGAGCATCGCCAAGGATGTGCCATTCCGGGTGACCGCCAGATGGTTCCTGAATGTCGCAAGAGTACGCCTCATGCCCTCGTGCTCGGAAAGCCTTGCAAACCTCTTGACTCTCCTCGCAAGCTATCAAAACCTTCATGCTCCAGATTCCTCCAGCTCAGGGCCTGTGATGTTGGGCATCCAGTGGGTGACATCATCCAGAGGAATGCACTCTCTGTTCTCAGCCCAATCTCCGTTGTCATACATGAATGCGGTCAAGATAGCACCATCGGAGCAGTACACGATGACATCAACATTCGGGTCAGGCGGGTCTTTCTTTGCATCTCTCCAGAGCTGGCGGGCAATTTCCTGCGGGTCAGCTTCAGGCTGCGTGTCAATACAGTTGTTCAAGTCCTGCACGGTCTTGATGTGGCCCAGCACAAGCTCACCAAACAGTCGCTGCTTGAGCTTCTCGGCTTCCAGATACCGTTTCTTGCTCATGCCACGCCCTCCTTTTTCAGCTTCTCCGGCAGCGGCATCCAGCCCATCACAGGATAATCTACCCGGTTGTTGTAGACTTCGTCCTGATTGAAGTGTCGATATTCCCACCATCCTTTGGGGATGATGTAATCATCATGTTCTTCATCCAGCTCGCCCCATGCTGCAAGCTCATCCCAGTAAAAAATGCTATCTTGGGATAAGAGCGTTCCATCTTCATAGTGGGCCGTTGTGATTCCGCATTCTCCAGATGCGGTCTGATACATAATCAGCACTTCTTCTTCGACCTTCGGCGGGTCGGTTTCCGGGTCTCTCCATACGGGCTGCAGGTTCTTGAAGTCAATAACCTGGGCCGTCTCGATAAGCGATGACGGAACGCCATGAAAAGCAGCGTTACCCTTGGTGATAATCATAACTTCGTGCTTGAGCAGCTCGTCGCGGTCAATCAACGTCATACGGCACGTCCTCCATCCTGAATCCACACATCGGGCAAAATGGCGTTTTGAGGCCACACGGGTTAACCTCTCCACATTCCGGGTTCGAGCAATGAGTTACTGGTACACACCATGAGCCGTTTTCCCCGGCACAGACCTCATAGGAGCCGGGAATTTCCTCCCAGTGTGCCACAGGCCGCAGCGTTTTCGGGTCGATTGTGGGAAGTTTTTCAAGGTCGGACAGCTCATCTTCGATGCTTTCACAGAACAGGATGTCGGCAGCCTTGCCCTTGGCCTCCTCCTCTGCGAGGTCTTTTTTGAGGTCAGCTTCCAGTTCGCCGACATCGACCAGCCGGGCGATCTTCTTTTCCTCAGCCATCTTTCGCCACCTCCTGAGGCTCCACCTTCAGGGTAGGAGCTGCAAAGATACAGCTGATGGGCACGGCATACACGCCTGAGCCGTCCTCCTCTTTGCAGTAGATGGCCTGCTTCAGCAGCTCATTGGCATCCACAGGGCGAACATCATTTGCCATCGTCCTGTGCCTCCTCTCCAACCTTCCAGCCGATAAGGTCGCAGATGCAAGCCTTATCCTTTTTGCACCAGTGGATGATAAACCGATCAGGAAGGAACGACCCGTGAAATACGCTTGTAACACCGTCTCCTCCCAGAGTTTCGGTAATGTCTTTGATGGCCCAGTTCACATCCTGCGTGACATCCACTTTTTCCTCGAAGATACATCCACAGTTGCGGCACTTAAAAAGGCCGGTCCTTCTCTCAGTCATTCGTCTGCACCTCCTCAGGCTCCAGCATCTTCCGGCTGCAGCTCTGGTTATAGCAGACAGGGCAGCAATAATGCAGATACTTCACCCCGGCCAGAATCTCCGGCGGCTGGCACATAACCATCGGCCTGCCGCAGTTCTGGCAGACAGGCCAGCCCAGTACGGCAATGTTCTTGCGCTCTGCAAGGCGTTTCTTCCAGCGTGGGTATTTTTCCTGTGCCTTCTCCCAGCATTCTTCGTAAAGCTCCTGCATGGCAAAGCCGTTCACAGGCTCGCCCAGCAGGGCATAGATGCTGTTCAGGACATCCCCGAACTCCTCTTTCAGATTCTCCCAGCACTCTTCGATTGTCTTGGGAGTAGGGTTCGTGCCATCCAGAGCGCGGCGCAGCTTCAGCGCGGCCTGCGCACATTCGGAATGCTCTTCGGCCATCTGCGCCAGAATCTCGGTCGGGGGCAAAATCTCCGAGACCTTCTTTTCTTCATCCATTGTGTAACACCTCTGTTTTTTCGATTTTCAGCTTCTCAGCAGGAAGCTCCGGGTGGAAGTTCCGGGCAGCGAAAAGGGCCACTTCCTCAGCCTCTTTCCGGTTCTCAGCCTTCACCTCATACCAGCCGAGGTCGGCAAAGGTGATTTTGTACGTCATGGTCATGCGCTGTCCCTCCCAACAAAAACGCCTGCGTAAAGGCTTTTGCCCACATGGTAGTGATAATACTCGTGGCCGGTTGGAATGCCCTCAGAAGGCTTCTGTGTAGGTCTGAGTGCCATCTGGTGTCCTCCGACCAGAATGAAATACTCCACACCGCTTACAAGTCGCTGCATCCAGCCTTCCGCAGGCTCAGCAGGGAAGCTGCGGCCATCCATACAGCAGACCGCCACGGCGGGCTGCGCGGGAAGGGAGAAGAAGGAAAGCTGCTCAACTTCCATTGCCTGTCACCTCCACCGGGATGGTTCGACCCGCACAGGCTCGAACTCATCAAATTCCGGGTAATACCTTCTGGCCATCTCCACAGCCTTGTGCTCAGCGTCCTTCTCGTTGGCCGCCTGCACATTATCCCAGCAGTGGAGGTCTGTGCCGCCCTCGTTGCGGCACTCCACCAAAACCCTGAACTTACCCATTGGCTGCCTCCAGTCTGGCCGGGGTGGTCCCGGCTCTCAGGCGGGCAGCCTCCCTCGGCGTAGTAGAAATATCACCCTGCGCCTGCTTCAGGAACTCCACCCGGCGGTATGTAAGGTCAGGCGTTCGGGCCAGCTCTTCCAGCCCTCCAACGCTGCCTGCATACTTCTTGGCTGCCGGTGGCAGGCTCTCGAACAGCTTCTTCAGCTCTTCTGTGCCATCGCTCCGTATCAGGCCGCCGCGTTCGTCTATCCCTACCACCATCGGCCAGTTGCGCCAACTGATATACTTCTGGGCCTTGTGTGCAGCATCTGCCAGAGCGGACCACTCAGCATCCGGGTTGATGGCCTGCGAAAGCTGCTTGAAGATATCGGCCACAGTGATGGGATAGACACACACCCTGTTCGCGGCCAGAAAAGCCCTTTTGACCACCTCGCCGGGATAGTCCCGGAACTGGTACGTCCAGACATCCAGCATGATCTCCATCTCGGCATCGGTCAGGGGTTTCGAGCCGAGCTTATACAGAACGAAGTTCATCTGGATGAGCTTTGCGGCATCTTCTTTTGTCATTCGAACCCTCTTTCCTTGTCCATCTTTGCCAGTACGCGGTCGAGCTGGCTTCCTACATCCTCAGCAGGCTTCCGGGCATTTCCAGCCCGGTTGCCTTGTTGCTGGCGGCTCTGCCACCGCTCATCGCTTGCGGCCACGCCTGCGGGGTTCTTGATGCCGTCACGCTTCCAGCCACGCAAAGTGCCATCAACATACGTCCAGTTCCGTTTTCCGGCCTCAGCAGCCCGGTCAATGGCCAGCAGAATCATCTCCGTGCTGAACGTCTCCTTCCAGCTCTTGACCTTGTAGTAGACAGACGGTGGCAAATCTCCAAACGCCTCTTGGAAGTGACTTGCAATTTTTGAGAGGTCGGCATCCAAATCGTGCTCCGCAATAGTAGCAGTAGTAGGTATATCTGATACGTTAGTATCAGAGTAATCTTTAATCTTTAATATTGGGGGGCTATGGGTTTCCGTGGGTTCCCCATGGGTTGCCATGGGTTTTTCAGAAAACCAATCGGTTTTTTCGGTTTCTTTTGAAAACCCATCGGTTTCTTTGGGTTTTCTTGGCCTTCCACCTTTGCGCCCATTTTCACGGTTCACCAAGACGGTGTGGCGGTAAAACTCGATATTATCATCCATAGCTTTGCGCTGAGATTCAAAGGCAAGCAGCTCAATATCTGACAAGCCTTCCGGCTCGGTTCCGCTCTCCACATAGTCCTTCATGGCGTTGATAACATGACGAAACTCCGCATCGGGCAGAATATTCAACAGCTTAAAGGATGTGAACAGCAGCAGCAATCCCTTTGGGCGAATGTCCTCAGTTTCGCCACCCATCGGCCCACCTCCTTTCTTCAGTTATAAGAATCAGAACGGGAGGTCATCAGCATCGTCATTGATAATGCGGTCAGCATCATCGGCATACTGCTGGGCAACGGGGGCAGGCTGAGAAGCCACCGGGGCCGGTTCTGCATCAAAAGGCGCGGGGCCTTCCTCCTCGGCAAAGCCATCAGTGGCAGCTGCGGCAGGCGTCTCCAGCAGGGGCCACCGGCTGCATCAGGTCAATGGCCATCTGTACCCACCGGGCATTGACAAGGCCGCCAACGACCACTCCGTCAACATCCAGAAGGCTCCAGTACGTCTTGCCATTGGCCTCCCGGCTTTTCAGCTCCTTACCGCAGACCTCCACAAAGTCGCCCTTCTGCAACAGGCCATCCCACCGGTCGAGATTCTTCCAAAGGCAGCACTCCACAAACACACTGTTCCATTTGCCAGATTCGTCCTTTACGCTGTGGGCCTTTACGCTCAGGCTCAGGAAGGAGTTGCCACTTTTGGTTTCCTTCATTTCGGGGTCACGGGTCAGGGTTCCGGTAACTTTCGTTCCGGTGCTGGTCTTGATAATCACTGCTCATCGCCTCCAGTTCCAGCATTTGCAAAGGGGTCGCCCTCAACTTCGTCAGCTTCAACGGCCAGCGGTGCAGGCTCTTCCTTCTTGGGCTTCTGGATGCGGCGGCGGGGAGGAACAGTGCCAGCGGCAGCAGCTTCATCAGCAGACAGCTCGCGGAAATCGGCCTCTGCATCAACAGGAACTTCGCTCTCGTCAATCAGGCCGCCAAAGGTAGCAGGGAAGGCTTCACGCAGGGTATGAACCAGAGCAACCTTGCGAATCATAGTCGCAGGCTTGGTCACCCACAGGGATTTTTTGGTGTCATACTCGCTGAAGTTTACCTCCTCGTAGAACGAGCGGGAGCGGTCTTTGCGGTAGGTTTTGGCCCAGCCTCCGACCAGAGTTTCGCCCTGATAGACGATAGATCCTTCACGATGAATCAGCTCTCCAGCAGCTTCATCCATAACAATGACGCCGGCCTCAAAGCCATCATACTGCGGGTGCGCCTCTGCCATCTTCATGTAGCAGGTCTTGCCCAGAACAATGGTACTTGCCGTATCACCGTTCTTGTTATCATAGTGGATGAGGTAGGCTTCCTTGGTAAAAGGGTTGAGGTGGTACTGCTTGCACGTTTCCAAGAAGATACGGCACTCGGCGATGGTGGCTTCCTTGCAGATAAAGTTCCGCACATCATCAAAGGTGACGGTCATGCGCTGGCCGTCCATCGCCTCGATCTCCACAGGGTCAGAAGATGCAGCAGGCTGCATGGCCTCATTCTGCTGCCGCGCCTGGGTGACAAAAGAACGGCCCTGCGTGGTGGTTACGGTAGTAGTGGCACCATTGCCACCGGCTCTTGAAGTGAATCCCATAATAATTGACCTCCCATAAATTAAAATTATTTGATGCAGCCAAAACGGAAACCGCGCTCAGCAGCTCCCTTTTTGAACCATTCAATGTCCTCTGCTGTGAACTCCACCCAGAAGCGGTAACGGTTGCGCTCAGGTTCTGCAGCAGGCTCAGGCTGCTCAGCATCCACAGCGGATTCGTTCACGGCTTTGAAATCCAGCCGCCCCTCCGAGGTGATAAACATCTTGGCTTGCGTTGCAGCAGCCGCGCGAGCCTTCATTTCGCGTTCCTCATCGGTGGGCTGCACAAAGACAGGAGCAGCAGCACGGGCACGTTCTGCTGCAATTCTGGCCGCCTCAGCTTCACGCTGAGCTGCGCGAGATTTTTCGCGGCGGTTATGCTCACGCATAGCTTCGTTGATGCTCAGGCTCTTCAGGTATTCCGTGGTGCAGGCTTCCACATCTTCGCCACAGGTATCTCGAATGGCCTCCATATCGCTCTTGATGTCCTCAATGGCCTGCCGCAGGTCTTTTGTGGCCTTGTTCAGGTCATAGGTCTTGTTGAGCCACTGCGGAACCAGCAACCGCTCGAACGGAATGAGCGGCTCCAGCTCCCCGATGCTGTCACGGTAGACCAAACGCAGGCTGGAGGCTTTTTCCTCCCTCTCAGCCTGCTCCACAGCTTTCACCTGTGTATCAATGGCCCCGGACACCTGTGCACACTGGGCCTGCATCTTCTTGATGCTGCCCTGAAAGTCCTCCAGAGGCTTCATGTACAGCTTCTTTGCAGCGGTCAGAGATGCGCCAAGCTGCTTGTTCCAAGCATTGACCTTGGCGCGATCTTCTTTGGCCCCCCTGATGCTCTCCGGGGTATACACCCGGCCAGTATAGGCAGCAAGCATTTCGTCAAGGTTCCGCTGGACTTCTTCTTCGTTCCAGCTCATAGCCGGAATGACTGGGCTTTGCACCCGGACGGTCAATTCATTCGTCATCGGCTTCATCCTCCCATTTTTCGTTTTCGGCCTCCAGCTCAGCAGCTTCGGCCATCTGAGCATCGGTCATAAAGTAATAGCCATCGGGCGGCTCCATCGGAGGTGCGTACCCATCAAGGGCAATGTCATACATTCCCCAGCTCACAGGTCAGCCCACCTTCCGGCTGTCATCGCTGCGGCTCTGGCTGTTCTTCACGCTCCCATAAGGGCTGCTGCGTGTGTACCGCTTGTTGTCCTCATACATCCCATACAGAGAGAGGGCCAGACCAAATGCCAGCGAGAACAGAATCAGCGGGGCAGCCTTGGCGGCCTCAGCAGCTTCCCACTGGCCGTATGCAACAAGAGCATACTGCATGGCCTGATTCATCCAGACCACAACCTGACCGGCCCCAACCAGTGCCAGAGCTGCAACGGCCAGACCTTCGGCCTTCCGCATAAACCTACGCATTTTCGTTTCCTCCTACGTCTCAAACATCAAGCAGTATCTTTTTCGTTTCCTACGGGGTGCAGGGGTGCCAGAGGCTTGGGGTCATCCTTATGGACCTTGTAATACTCCAAATCCTCGGCCTTGAAATACAGTCTGCTCTTGCTGCCCTTCTCACCACGAGTGTAGGCAGTGAGCTTGCCCTCCCTACGGAGCTGAAGCACCCTAGAACGGTGAACGCCCAGAACCTCAGCAGCTTGGTCGGTGTTGTAGTATCCAGATTCGGGCACATTTCCCACCTCCTTTCTGTGTTTTCATATCAGCAGGCAAAACAAGCATAAATGAATTTCTTCGCATTGCAGTTGCTTTTCTTTGCCTTTGCATCTCGGCTCAAGTCGTCGCAGAACATCACCGCGCCGCTGCATATCAGTTCGTTGCCTTTCTCTGCCGTTGCAGGGTATCGCATAACTGCTCCACGCCTTGGCTGCTCATCGCCCTTCCCAGCCATGCCATTGCCGCGCCCTGCCTCTCTAGGCAATGCCATTGCAAAGCATATCGCCTCGATTCGGAGCTATTCCTTTGCAGAGCGAGGGTATTCTCTGCTTTGCCATTGCTTCACTCTTCCATGCGGTTCCTTTGCGCCACGTCTCAAGACAGTGCCATAGCCATGCCATTATCAGCAATTCCGAGCTGTGCCTTGGCGAAGCGAACCAGAGCGGACCGATGCCATTGCACTCAGTCAAGAACCTCGTAGGTGAAGCGGCCCTTACCAGAGTTTCGCCACTGGCCAATGCCACGCATCGCTCCATAGTTCAGCCATTCCAAAACGGCCTTTTCGTGGGAATCATCCATGCACAGCACCTCAAACTCACAGGTAGAGCCTGCAGGAATCTGCTCAGAGTTGGCAAGGCTGACGCGCTCTCCCTGTGCAGTCTGGGCACGGAGAGGGCGCTGGCACTCAGACATCTCGCCACTAAAGCAAATAGGAATCATCCGGGGCGAAACAAAAATCAGGCCATCAATGACCTTCTTGTAGGCGGTGATCTTGCCAGATTCGTTCACGGCCTTCTTCTTGCCGGTCTCGGTCTTGCCACCAATGCGGCCCAGCATCCCGCAGGAATCTTTGAAGAAGCCCTTAATCTGGTAGTCGTACAGAACAGGCTGTCCGGCTTCATTCCGGGGGAACACCGTCATGCCCTTGTCTGCCACAGCATCAGCTCCCAGAGCTGCCACCTCATCTTCGACAGTAGCAGCATCAGGGGACTTGCTGGCGATGAACTCGCGGGCGATGTTCTGGTTGCTGGGCCATGTTCCCAGCACCGGCTCAGTAAAGGTGAGCTTGACCTTCAGTTTTTTCATGGTTTCATTTCCTCCCATTTTTATTTGCGGTTGGCTCCCGCGACACCCTTTCGGGTGTTTCGGCTGCTGCCACGCAGCCATCATCAGGCGGGTTCAGTCCTCCTTCTCAATGCTCAACAGGCTCATGCTGCCATACGCACAGCCATCTTCAATGTCACGGGCCTTCTTACGGGCAGAGGTGATGGACACAGCCTCAATCTCGCGGGTGGTTTCATAACCGCCATCCTTCAACTGCGGGTTGCCTCTCCAGAAGGTTGCGATGTACTTTTTCATGGTTTAGTCCTCCTCGTTGTACTCATCCACATCACGGCTGGACAGCCCAGCAAGAAAGATGCGGTGCTTGCCGTTCTGGTCACGCTTCCAGTCGCCGCCCATCATGCAGATGGCTGCGATGTAGCCCTGATACAGACCTTCACAAGCATTCCGCTGAGCTTCGGTTGCATCCTTGCGGTTCATGCCGAACCACTGAGCGTCCATAGAGAGGGCCAGAGTGTTCAGCCCGGTATGAATCTGGTCAATGTACATCTTTTTCATCTCTCAGCCCTCCTTGACAAGCTGCGTCATCTTGAAGATGCGGTTCCACTGCTCTTCATTCAGGCAGCCACCATTGTTTACAAAATCCTTGGCGAAGCAGATTTCCTGCTCCATCTCTGTCTTGCTCATCTCGTTCAGGTTCTTCATGGTATGTACCTCCGGTTGCTTTCGTACTACTTTTGACAGTGCTATTATACTAGCTTTGAGCTAATTTGTAAATAGCTTTTCGCTAATTTCTTGATATTTTTTTAGCGGACAGCTATTTTCTTCGGGGAAAACGCCTCCACTGGCAGGTACTCCAGACATTTATGCCGGTATCATCCAGCAGCAAAAATGGCACCAGCAGCAGCCGGTGCTCTCAAGGCAAAAAGAAAAGCCCACCAACACACAACACACCACCCGCCCCCGCTCA